GGCGTCGAGCACCTTGCCGAACGGGCTGTTCGGATTGTACTTGTCCTCGAAGACGTAGCGGATGCGGTAAAGCGTATGCGCCGGGCGGATGACATCGATGAGCTGCCGCAAGGCAACATCCACGTCGAACGTATCCAGCGGGAAGTAGCCTGGACACATCACATCGATCCCGAAACCAAACTGGTCGCTGATGTCGAGCCCAGACGCACCTCTGCGCACGAGCAGGAAGTTCTCCGATACCACCACCGTCCCGTCGATGAAAAGGGCCACAGCATCCCGAATTGAGGCCGGAATGCTGCCTTGAAAGTAGATCCGGATGACAGCCAAGAGAAACGACCGGAATTCTTCATCACTGAATTCCAACGCGGGGATGCGTCCATTCAATAGAACGAGGTAGCCGACGATGCTGTAGAGGAAGTCCGAACGGGTCGTCTCGAAGCTGCCATCGTTGTCGATGTCCTCGATGGCAAGCTCCAGCTTGGCAAGCTCGACAGCGACGGCTTTCAGCTCGTTGGTGTAATTCGGACCTTGCACGGACGAAACGTAGTTCGAGGGCAGCAGCCCCAAGAAGGTACTGAAGATCGCCTGTGCCCGTTTGAGCAGACGTAGGTTGTACTCCTTGCCGGTCTGCGAGACGGTGTAGTTCAGCCGGGCTGGATCGAACGTGAATCGAGGCATCAGGTGGCCTCTCTGAAGGTCACGGTGAATTCACCAAGGTCAAGGAACTCGACTTCCGAAGCGGTCATGTCGTGTGCTGCCAGATCTCCCTGCACGATGTAGCTGACCGTGTACTCGTGGTTGGTCGGTTCGTCAGGTGGAATGTCCGATCCTGTCAAAGCAAGCAGGATGTGGTTCGCCGTCCGACGCAGGCGCTCCGCCGCCCGGTCTTCCGGGTCGGTGAAGCCTGCGGCGATGAGCGTCGCATCGTCCGAATAGCCTGACACAACAGCCCCACCGGAACCGATGATGTACGCCGAGTCAGACTTTTGCGCCACGAAGGTGAAGTCTGAAACAAGCAGCATCGGGATGTCATCTTGAAAAACGCCCTTGTGCTCAGTTTCGAGGCCACCACCGTCCGTGGTCGGGTACTGTAAGGGATTCGTCAAAATGAAGGCCCGATTGCCCCCAATGGCAAGGTCCGGCAGCAGTACGAAAGACGACAGCACTTGCTCGCGCATCTTCCGGCTCCCGTCAGCGTAGGCCATCTTGAGTAACGGGAGCACCTGATAGTCCACACCCTCCGTGCCATCAATGTCCCGCACGACATCCGATTGCGCCACACCCTGGCCGATGTAGCGACTGTTCAGATCTTGGCTGACGTTGGTGCGGATGAGCGGGTCCACCTTGTCCTTTTTGTAGCCTTTGATGAGCTGGATTGTGGTCTCAAGATTGAGGCTGTTTTGGATGGCTTGCTTGACCAAAACGTCCGCCGTCGTGTGCCTGCGGGTATTGAGCGTGCGCTGCAACTCCTGGAGAAGATCATTGATGACGTAGGTCACCACGAAGTTCTCGTCGTGCTGGTAATCCACCGAGATCTCTTGTCCGCTCAGGATGGCCGAAGAGGTTGTTCGGAGGATCTTGACTGGGGTTGTCGGCGTCCCATTGATGACCTCGAAGTCGGGCGCCACCGCACTGGGGCCATTGTATTCGATCAAGCGATCTCCGCTAAAAACCCGCAGCGTCATCGTGTTGATGCCGATGCTCTTGAGCGGTTCCTGAAACAGTCCGATGAGCACATGCTTCTCATCGTTCACGGTGATCGTGTCCCCGCTGGGCACTCCACCGACTTGGTAGACGAAGAGATGGTCCCGTGCGATAGTCGATTCCCCATCCAAGAGGGGATCATCGGTCTTAAACAGCTTGTAGCCCGTGTTCGGCGTCAGCGAACCCGAGATTTCACCTACAACGGACACAACTCGGCGAACGGGTTGCAACACGAAGTAGAACGCATTGACGACCCGAAAGCGGTAATCTGCCGTGATGATGTCGTCAACCGCTGTGATGGGCTGCGGAAGGGACGTGTCAAGTCGAAAGGTTTGGTAGTCCACGAGGGTCACACCGGTCGCGTCATAGTCCTGCCCGAGCGTGACGTTGCGGACGCCAAGACCCTGGCTGGGGTTATTCAGGATCTCGGTGATGGGTGTATTGACCGTGACGCGAGAGTCGAGCACCCGGAAGGTCAGGGTTGGGATGTCGATGATCTGACACCGAATGTCTCGGGCCACAGCGAAGCTGAAGGCAAAGGTGTTGGTCACCTGGCGTTCGCGAAGGCCCTGAACCCAGATGTCCACCTTGCCGCCAATGTGCTTGACCCGGACGTCATCCCAATCCCGCATCATGAGCGTGTCGCCGCTCTTGACGATCTTGGCTTTGAGCACACCGATCTGCTCAGCCGTCGTCGATTGGTAGCCGCCCTCGGTACCTGTGTCCACACTCTCGAAGGCAATCATGCACCGGGTGGCAAGCTGTGCGTTGGTCTCGATGTCGAGCCCAAAAACCGTCGCCTCCGTGTTCGTCACCAAAAGGCCCGATACCGAGCCGTTCTTGATCTGGCCTGCCGGACGGTTTCCTGCCTCACCGATGGCTTCAGCCACAATATCTGTGGTGATCTCCCAACGGGCTTCGTTGAAGTTGTAATACGAGTCGATGTTGGCGAGCAGCATCGTGTACGTCCCGCCGACCCTGAAACGCTGCGCGGGAACACCGTTGGTTGCGTCGTTGTTCGTCGAAACGATGGACCCCGAAGCAACTGGCAAGTCTTTTGCGGGTTTCGTGGTCGTGTAGAACACAGCCTGACCCACAGCGGGCCTGCCAGGCAGACGCGTCTTGCGATAGTTGGCTGCCAACTTGTCGAACTGTGTGTCGATGAGCCGCTGCACAGCATCATCCGACGTGAAACCAAGGGCAGCCTTGAGTGCCTGCTTGTAGGCCGAGGAAGCCACCTGGTCCGATACGCCGTCGTTGTTGGCGTCGTCGAGCTGGAGCAACGTCAGGAAGCTCTGGCAACGGTGAACGAAATCCACGATGAACCACAAGCGCTCCGCCTCGGAGGCAAACGGGTCAATGTCCACGTCACGCGTTGTTGACCCCGGAATGAGACTGATTTCTGCGTCTACCCGCTGGATGGCTTGGACGTAGCTCGTGACGATCTGGATCTGGACCCTGTTGGGCAAATCCCGTAGTGCTGTGTCGATGACGAACGGTGTCCCCAAGACCTCCTGAGAGTAAGGCGTCTCGAACTCGGTGTTCGTCTGGGGGTTCCAATAGATTCCCGTGATGACGTAGTACAGAGGAGACGTGTCCGGCACCTCGACGAACTGGTCGCTGTTGATGATTCCAGCGCCGCCCGCCCGGTCATGGCTGAACCCGATGTAGGAAATGAGCTGGTAGGACTCCAGTGCGCCTGAAAAGCGCAAACTGCCCGAATACGCTTGGGCATCCTCACGGGTATCAATACGGACGTCGGCTTCCGTGCCGAATTCGTCCTCTTCCGTCAGACGTAGCCGAACGACCTTGCCAGGGTAGTCCGGGGCTTCCCAAGTCGTCACGTAGGTCGTGATGGGACTCGTGACCTCTTCGTACTCCGACACCATGGTGAGCGGCAAGGCATTCACCCGGTAGTACCCAATTCCACCACCACCCGGTGTGGGTGAGGCGTAAACGTTGAAGCCACGGAAATCCGGCTCCGGAACGGCCACCGCTGCCGACACTCTCTCGGGCGAAGTACCAACGGGTACGGCCATTGTCAGCGCAGCGAGGATATCCACGGTGTCCCGGCGTCTGCGCACCTTGATTCCGGTCGGCACATAGCGGGAGGCGTCGTCTACATTCTCAAGCCGAGTGATCCTGGCGACCGCTGGGGAGCTAACCCCACCGATGATGTCGATGGCACGCACCTGGATGAGGTTGAGCCCGATGCCCAACATGAGCCCATCCGGATGCGCTGTTGGGTTTGGGATCCGAAAGTCCGTGCCGTCAAGGTAGACCAGATCGGGGTCCGACACATACGGACCCCCATCCAACGATATCTGAAGGTCCACAATGGTCACATCAATCGCGCCGGTCAGCTCGGTGTGGTCACGGTTCGTCGCAAAAGCGATCTCTTGCGCCGTGCTGCTGCCATCCCGCTGATTGAACTTGGGTGCGGTTGCCATACCTACTCCGCCAAGACAAGGTTGTTCTGGATCTGTCGCAGGATGCCTTGTGACTGCGTAGACCCCAGAAGGTCATCAGGCTGTGGTACTTTGACGCCTCGTGCCAAATCGAATTGCTCCGCAGAGCGGTTTTGAACCGACATCTCCACGAACATCACGGTCGGATCCCGTGTGCTTTGCTTCACGGAGACGCTCACGAGCCGGAAGGGAAACTCCCGGTCGGCCACAAGCTGCCCAACATTCTCTTCCTGTTGCCGCTTGATGGATTGCCACCGTTGGAATCCTTGTTGGACATCCGCTGAGATGGTGGTCTGAACCAAGGCCCCGTTCAGGATCTTGGACCCAAGAGCTTCAACGAGAGATGTCCCATACCAGGGGTGAAAGACGTTGGTCCCCTGAACAGTGTAGGTCATCTTAAGGACCTCTTGCTGCAAGAGGGCCTCATTCCGAAGCACAACTACACTACCATCGTCCGCATAGCGCCAGTCGTGCTCAACGCCAACACCTCCGCATCGCCGACATTCCTGCTGCACCGTCGAGTAATCGATCTCGACAAAATCCGCGCAGCCCCTCACGGGCTCATCGAAGACGACCCACCGCACGGGTCTATCGGCCAACGTCCTCGGGGCTGACACCAGAAACCAACCAGGATAGACGGTCCTGCCCCGCCAAACCCGATTGACAGAAAGACCCAAGGTCGCTGCCAACGTACTCCCCGGATTAAACGAAGCTTTAGCAACCCACCCTTCCAACACCCTCCGCAACCCGATCCTGTTGCCCACATCCTGAAAGGATAGGCCTGGCACTACATTCAATCTAGCTGCCAGCAAAG